CGGGACTCGCGAGGTCCGTAGTCCCGTTAATGTCCACAGCAAATGTGCGATTCGCTGCAATCGTGCCTCCGCCACTCAGTCCCTCCCCGGCCGTCAACGTGACGCTCGTGTGATCGATATGCTCATTCGCCACAAAGTCGCTGAACCCGTCATGGTGAGCGCCACCGTGAAACGCGATGGTCCCGTCCGTGACCGCCGTGTTGAACTGCGCCTTGGTTCCGCTGACCGTGTTACTGCCCAATGCGATCGTCTTGGTCGTCAGCGTCGCCGCGTGAGCCTCAAAGACAAACGTGTCGTTTCCCGACAGCTGCGGCAACGTCACCGTCCGGTNCGCATCCAGTTCACTGACCGCGAACACATACTGATGGTTCGCACTCGTGTCATTGATCTGCGGAGTCGTCAGGACCGGGCTTGCCACCGTGGCAAACGTGCTGGCGTGCTGACCGTCCAGCAGGTCCGCATTCAGGTTCGTCACAACTGTGGTTGAGGCGACCACAAATGGCGCTGTGCCCGTCGACTGTGTTGTCGTGACCGTCGTAAAGCTCGGTGTCGCCGATGACGTGCCTTCGACGATCTTGCCGCCGCTGGACACCATGATCTTGTTGTTGGCCAACGCTGTNCCGGAATTGGTTCCACCGTTGGCAATCTTCAACACGCCCGTGTCGACCTCGCCTGCGTCAATCTCGACCGTACCGTCATCGCCGACCTGCAAACCGCTTCCACTCAGCCAGATTTCCGGGGCTCGGGCCAGCCGGTCAAGAAACCGACGTAACTCCGGTTCTGTCACTGAGCCGGGAACGCGACCGAATCCCTCAATGCCACACGGTGCCATTAGTGAATCCTCGCAAAGTTACGGCTCGTGTTTCTGACCGTCGCCTGAATCGACTCCAGCTGCCAGGTCTGACTGTTGCTGTTGTTCTGCAACTTGAGAAACATCGAATGAGCCGAGCAGCGGTAACGGCTCCACCGGTTCTTCCCCGCCCCAAAGGTTCCGCCACCGATCGCCGCCGCGTTTTTCGCCTCTTCCGCCGAATCCCCCACATGCAGCGACCACGTCACGGCGCTCGATGCGGAGCCCAACGTCGTCGTCAGGCCCGTCAGCAATGCTGGCACCATCTCCGGCGTCTGAATCGGCCCGACCATCACATAGCTGTCAATGGCCGTCCCGTCGTCCGCTGTGCCGTCGTAGTCCAAAGCCCGCAGGTAACCGTCCCAGCTGCCCAGCAGCATGACTCGGTCTGCCACCGCGTCGCCGTCGAACAGATAAATCACTTTCGGGTTGTGGTCCTGCTGGGCGAACTTCCACGGAAACCACGCCGTGTTGCGAGCATCAAAGTAATAGTGCGTCGTTTCCGACGTTCGATCTGTCGGCGTCAGGGCAATCACAAGACCCTGCATCCGATCATCCCACTGCAGACGGATAATCGTGCTCGCAAGGTCCAAATCCGCCAGCCGCTCGTCGACCGTTGTGGACGACACCCGCGTCGGTTCCTTTTCTCCCAGTCCCAGCCGGTACAGACCGCCTCGCGATCCAATAAACCACAGGCTCTTGTCAGGATGTTGCGTGTACGCTCGCCCCCACGCGACACCGGTGACATCGCTCAACATGTCAAAGCGACCGCCGCCGGCCGGGTTGCCACTCATCTGCCCGAGCGAATGGTCCATTCCGAAGACCAGCCAGTCATTATTCCACGGCATCAACGCCGTAATGACATCCTGCACTTCACTCGCATCGCTGGCGTTTCCTGCGACCGCCTGCGTTTCACAGGTCGTTGCCGGCGAGTAATTCCAGTCCCTCGGATTGGTCATCGCTGACATGAACCAGTTCTGAGGATCGCCCGCCAGTCCCGACTGCACGACGCGGGCGTTCCAGGTACAGATCAGTCGAGGACGCTGTGTCTCGTTGTTGATCGTATTTGTCGGGAGGCTGCCGGCCGTTGTCGTCCAGCTCGTCATCGTCTTCGTGGACGACCTGTAGTATTTGGCGTTTTTCCCGTCCGCAAAGTAGATGTCCGGAAAGTAACTCGTCGCGAAGATCACCGGCGCTGACTGATCCAGTGCGTTCGCTCCGCTCGTGACCTCCGACACCAGATTGCTTTCCCGGTCGATCTGCTTGACCGTTCCGCCCGCTACCACCAGCAGCCGGCTTTCCCGAGGTCGCAATTCGTCAACGCTCACCGCGTTCGTTGTGTTGATCGAAAGCGGGTAATCCTGATCGTTGTCGGTTGCGTCGTAAGTCCACGTCGGCGTCGCATTCAGATTGCTCGGCACCTTGATGATATTGTTGCCGGCAGCGTTTGTGGTCAGCCGAAAGCCGCCATCCTCATCGGCGTAGACGCGAGACCAGCTCGCCACCGAGTTGTAGTCGGATGCGTGATCCTGACTCTTATCCGCCACGTCGTAAATTACGAAGGACAGACCGGTTCCCATCACGTCGCTACTCACACAGGCCAGCCGATTGTTGACCGCGTCGTAGGCAAGGTCTTTGGCCGGCTGCTGATTGGGTGTCGCATGCGTACTGGATATCGGCGATGACCAGCCACTGACCGACGCTCCTGCGGAGTCGCGATAATCAATTACGAACGTCGAATTCCCGCTCGAATTGTCACGGTACTCGTAACTGATAAAGAAGTTCCCGGCCCCGTCGCCGAGGAACGCCCAGCACGATATCGTGTCGTTGGCGTCCGAGTCGCTTCCCGATACGGTCTGCACGGCCGTCGTCGACAGTTGCTCCCCGGTCTCGGGATTCAGTACATCCAGATGCAGCTTCAACAAACTGCTGTTAGCAACTCCTGTCGTTGTGACCACTCCGATGTAGTCCGCTGACTTTGCGACGTACTGCGTTCGGTGAGTCGTAAATGCTCCGCCGGTAATCGCACCGGCCTTTTTTGCCCAGAACGTGTCCGCACCGTCCACCGCTTCCCCGGTCGACAGGTAGTAGCGAAACATCGCGTCGTTGTAGTCCGTGCTGCCGGATGCCCCGCCACTCGCTGTGCCGTCATCCATCACATACAGGTACGGCCCCAACGCAACCATGCCGACGACAGGGAACGCCGACGCACTCGTGTTCCCATGCACGACGGTTTGCGCCGCCACCGCCAGACCTGACCACTGCGACGTACCGTTCAGGTCGTATTTCTGAATGTCGATTTCGCTGCTGGTGCTCGACGGCCGCGTGGCGACATAAAAGTTGCCGTCCACATCCCAGCAGCTCATCTGGTACAGATGCGAGTCCGCACCACCGCGCGTGTATAGCGTTCCGCTGACGTTCAGCCCGCCCCAGTTCGCACTCGACGGGTTGTTGATGATCAGCTGGCCCGGACCGCTGGCGTTGTTGAAGTTCGGCCCGACCGTATGAATGATTTCCTGAATGCTCGCAGCCGTCTGCGACGTCTGAATCACAGAGCTGACNAACTTCTCGATGCCGGGTCGCTGCGCACCGCGTCGCCGGCCCGTCGTGGGGTCGACCGCCACCACATTCTGCAGGTCGACGCTCGTCCCTTCCGGCTGTTCAGAAAACGCCGAATACTCGTGCAGGCCGTTGAAGGGAAACGGCAGATTGACAGGAACGTCACGCATCCAACAGGGCTTTCAGTTCCGGAAAGGAACCGCATCCCTCCAAATGCGATGAGAGCTTTTCAAGGAAAGACAGCTGGCCACTCTCAACCGTCTCGCCACAAACACATCTCGCAGACACCGTCACTTCGTACTCGGGCGTCACTTTCGGTGCCGTGCGAAACAGCACCCTTGTCAGTCTATACTGAGCCGGCACATGAGTCATCAGGACATGCCGGACGACGCTATGAATGTTGCGGTGATTGTTCGATTCGCAGTACGGGCAATCCATCGTTCATCCCCGTCACACACTTAAACCCGACAACGCACTCAGTCCAGAAAGAGCCTGAAGCGAATCGCCGCCACCGCCACCGCCGGCATCCGGGCATTCAAAATATGCCTGGTGCACACGCAGCGTTTCGCCACCTGAAGCATCGCCTGGCTGCAACGTGATTTTGAGGCTCAGGTCCGTGTAGTCGGTAATGCTGTTGGCCTGGGTAGGCGTCAGGGTATTGCTGTCAAAGGTCTGGGCGGAATCCGTAAGTTCATCTGTTCCGGTGCCATGCTCGATAAGCCAGTTCGCTCGGGACGTGGTCCCTTCCAGCAAATCGACCCGTAAGTCAGGTCCCTCGCCTTCTCCCATGCCCCCATTGTTCCCAAGTGCGCGAATCACGACCTTATGACCCGATGAGGATTCGGGATCGGTCACATTGCTAAGTGTGAACGTCGCAGGGAAATCGCTTGAGCCGTCACCCGACACTTCGATGTAGTCACTATCGCTGGCACTGGCTTCATCGATCGCTTGATAAATGTTGGTCGTGCCGCCGCCTTCATCGTACCAATCCCCGATACCGAGGCTCGGATGGTGGCCGTCTGGTCTCGCAGTAGCCATCGGTCATACCTCAATAATGCAGCACGTTGACGCTGCCAGTAGTGCTACTATTAGTCGCCAATGCCACTTGTAT